CGAGAGTCCTATTACTCTTGATTTAGCATTAGAGAGAACCCGATAATGGCAAACAATAATAAAAGAATTCAAGTATCAGAGTTAGACTTTGATGCTATTAAAACAAATCTAAAGACATTCTTGCAGGGACAGACTGAATTTCAAGACTATGATTTTGAAGGATCTGGTCTTTCTGTTTTATTAGATGTGTTGGCTTATAATACTCACTACAATGGAATCTATACTAACCTAGCAGTCAATGAGTGTTTCCTAGATTCTGCCAGCAAACGAGCATCTGTAGTTTCTCTTGCCAAAATGTTGGGTTATATGCCTCGTTCTGCTGCATGTGCAACAGCAACAGTAAATGCTTCTATTACTTCACCAACAAGTTCCCCATCTACTGTAACTATTCCAGCAATGCAACCATTTACAACTTCGATCGATAATGTATCATATACATTTTATAATCGTTCAGCTGTAACAACCGCCAGAACTAATGCAGGAACATATCTTTTTACTGATTTAATTTTAACTGAAGGAACACCACTTCAATACAAATATACGATGGCTCCAGGTGTTCGCTTTATTATTCCAAATGCCAATGCTGATTTAAATACACTAACAGTTAGTGTACAAGAAACTTCTTCATCAGATGTTTATGAAGTATTTACTCGAGCAGATACATTAACAGAAGTTACAGAATTAACACACGCTTACTTTATTAAAGAAATTGATGATGGTCTTTATGAAATTTCTTTTGGTAATGACAATCTTGGTAAAGCATTATCAAATGGTAATGTTGTTACACTAGATTATATGGTTTCTAGTTTAGAAGCAGCTAACTCTGCTTCTTCATTTACATATGGTGGTGCGACATTAGCTGGTAGCAGTTTATCTGTAACTGCAACTGCTGTAGCATCTGGTGGTGCTTCTTCTGAATCAATTGAGGAGATTAAATTTAACGCACCAAAATACTACGCTGCACAAAATCGAGCAGTAACACCTGATGACTATAAAGCGATTATTTTAAAGAATTTTCCTGAAGCACAAACTATTTCAGTTTGGGGTGGCGAGGACAATAATCCTCCAGTTTATGGAAAAACATATATTTGTATTAAACCAAGAGATGCCAGTAAATTAACTAATTTACAAAAAGAGTTTATTAAAAATAATATTTTACAATCTAGAAATATTGTTTCTATTACACCTGAAATTGTTGATCCAGAATTCTTTAACATTAAAGTTACAGCATTCGTTTACTACAATCCAAGAGCAACTACTAAAACTCCGACTCAACTTGAGACAATTGTTAAAAATGCGATTATGCGTTACAACGATGAGGATTTAGAAAGATTTGATTCAGTTCTTCGCTACTCAAAATTAACTAAAACCATTGACGAAGCAGATCCATCAATTGTTAATAACATCACTCGTATTATGATTCGTCACCCACATGCCGTGACTTATAATATTCCGACTCAATATGTTCTTGATTTGATTAACCCAATTTCTCAAGATGGTGGTAAACAAGGTGAGGTGTTCGCATCAACAGGTTTTTATATTCCAAATAGTAATGAAATTCATTATCTAGATGACGATGCCAATGGAAATATTCGTTTGTATTATGTAAATACAAACTTTGAAAAAGTTATCGTTACTCCAGACATTGGAACTATCAATTATGATACAGGAAGTGTTGTTGTTCGAAGTTTAACTATTCGTGCTATTGATGGAGCATTCTTTGAGTGGCAAGTTAAACCAGAATCTTACGATGTGGTGTCAGCACTAAATCAAATTGTGCAAATTGATCCAACATATTTAACAGTAAATGCTATTGCTGACCAAACAATTAATGGTGACCTACAAGCAGGTTACAACTATCAGTTTAATTCTATTAGATCATAATGAGTCATACTAGTCCAGTAAGAACACCGATAGCATCGGTAGTAAAACGACAACTCCCTGAGTTTATCAGAGAGGATTATCCTACATTTGTTGCATTCGTAGAAGCATACTATGAGTTTCTTCAAAATCAAGGTGTCGACTTAACACAGTTTAGAGATATTGATAAAACCTTAGAAAGTTTTATTGGTGACTTTAAAAAGGAACTAGCATACAATCTTCCAATTGTTGTTGAAGATGAAAGATTCTTACTATCTCATATTAAAGATCAGTACCTCGCCAAAGGATCTGAGGCATCATACAAATTACTATTTAAATTACTTTATGGTAAAAATGTAGAGGTAGTTTATCCAGGAAGACAGATGCTTATTGCATCTGATGGAAGATGGAATCAAGAAATTTCAGTATTTGCTCAAGTAGATTATGGCGACGCTGATGATATTGTAGGTAAACTAGTAGACATTCAAACTGCTGGTAGAATTCTTAGAGTTCTTGTTGATAAAAAAGAATCTCTTATCGGCGAAATCGATCGTATTGTTAAAATAGGTAAATCTTATGAAATTGCAGCAACTGGCGTAACAGGACAAAATACAGTTACAGTTGCAACAAATTCTGGTATTGAAATTGGACAATTAGTCACTGCACCACAAAATGGTGGTGGTATTGTTGGTAACACCAAAGTAGTTTCTATCTTGGGTAATGTTATTACATTAAGTAACAATAATATTAATACTGTTAATAGTTCATTAATATTTTCTAACGAACTATATGAATTTTTCTTAGATAAAAGATTTTTTGGTGTAATTAATCCAGGAGATTTAATTAAGTTTCAAGATTCGTTTCAAGCAAGAATTGTTCCAGCGACACAATCATTATCAATAACACAATCTGGAAAAGATTTTAGAGTAGGACAGGTATTTGAATTAAGATCTGGTGCAGGCACTGGTGCTCTTATGAAAGTCACTGCTGTCGAAGATGATGGTGGTATTAAATATGCAGAATTTATTAAATTTGGTTTAGGGTATACTGCCAATTTTGCGTTGTCAATTCTAGCATCTAACGATGTCGTTTCTGCTGGATCAGTTAATATTGCAGGAACTTCTACATTAACTCAATTAAACACATATGAGTCTTCTGGTGCTGGTACAATATCAGCAACAACATCGTCAACCACTGTAACAGGTAGTGGTTCTAATTTTGGACAAGTTGGTGGTGCAGCAGTTGGAGATGAACTGTGGACTACAGATGCTACACCATTATTAGTAGGGGTAGTTAAATCTATCGCAAGCACTACATCATTGACATTGATGGGGTTGCCTGCTGAACATGATTTAGGAATTACTAGCAATTATTCAGGTAGTTATGTTTTTAGAAATTCTCGTTCTATTGGATCACTATATGCTCCAGGTGGAACTCAAGCACTAACTGTTAAACCTACACTTAACGATCGAACAGAAGGTTTTAACGAACAGGGTTATGTAAACTTAGGCGATTATGTAGATTACGCATATGTTGATGCTACATATGCTGGTACTATTATTCGAGAGTTCTCTTTAAACTTTAGAAATGCTCAGGTAGATTCAGATGATCCAGCTATTGTTTCTATCTCGTTGGGTGCGTTAGTAAAATATCCAGGATACTTTGAATCTAATAATGGATTCTTGGATGATAGTATTTACATTCAAGACAGTCGTTTTTATCAAGCATTTTCATATGTATTAAAACTTGATGAAAGATTGGCTTCGTATAAATCTGCAGTTAAAACTATGTTACATCCAGCAGGTATGGCACTGTTTGGAGAATTTGAAGTAACTAATAACTATGATTTAAGTGTAGCATTAGAATCTTTAGTAAAATCTTTGGGTATTGGACTAGAAGATCTTATTGTATCAACAGATTCATCAGCAACTTTATCTACAACTAAAGTTTTATCTGATACTCTAGATACACCAACTGATTCTACATTCTTAAAAACATTTTTCTCTGCATTAGATGATACTCTTAGCACTCCAGATGATGTTCTTACACAATCGTTTGGTAAATTATTAAATAACACTACAATAAATTATGATGAAGATGTAGAAGCACATTCTGTTACAATGGAAAGTACTTCTACTGTATTAGAAACAGGAAAGTCACTTTCTACATCGTATAGTGGAATGTCAGATTCTATCTCAAGTTTTGAAGTAGATAAAGCATTTTCAGATACACCAGTTATATCAGAAAGTATTGGTATAACAACAGATAAATATGTATTTACAGTGTCCAGTCCAGATGAACTAGACCCACAAGACCACACTGGTTATGTACAGCTAAATTCTTACTATGGACAAGATTACATCATCTTTGCAGATGAATATTCAGTAGGCTCTAGAGAGTCTACATTTAACACGCTATAAAATAAAGGAGATTTTATGAACCATCAAATCACAGAACAATTAAAGGCGACTG